CCGCAATCCTCGAAATCGGCGCGATACAGACCATCGAGGCCGTCGGCCGTCTCATCGTCTCCATTCTCATCATCGGGGCGGAAATCTACGCTGATCCGGTTGTTGCGGTAGTCGGAGAAGATGCGGACGATTTCCTTGTGGGTCTTGTTGACCTCCATCCGAGGAGCGTTGGCGAATTGCGCGCCCCATTCATCGTCCCATTGGGCTCCTCGGATCGAATAGAACTTGCGATCATCGAGGCATTCGCGGCGCTCCATCTCCTGGACGGCCCAAATCGCGTCCATGCGCTTCAATGCGCGCTCGTGAACAGCATCTAGGCGTTTGGATTGCTCAGCCACATGAGAGCGATACCGCCGCTTCTATCGGTGCGCGGACTTTCTGAAGCCCGTAGCCAATGACGGGATGGGCTTCACCACCACCTTGCGCTCGTTCTTCAGCGCTCGCCTCGCTCCCTCCACCGCATAGCGCAGCGCATCGATCATGTGATTGTCCTTGTCCTCAAGCACGGACGTGACCTGTCCGGTGAGGCTGTCGACCTTGTACGAGTAGAGCGTCAATTCCGAGATCAGCTGCTCGCACCTCGGATGGACAACGATATCATAGCTCTTCAGGAACTCGATACCTTCCTCCAATGAGCGCGGCCCCTTCAATGCCGGGGCAATGCGCGGGAAGCCGTTGTTGCGCAGATGGCTGATTGTCTCCGGCCGCGACGAATCCGCCGTCATCCAGTATTTCTCAGCATCGGGAATGCTCATGAACAGGGCGGGCAGATTGACGATCTCGACCCTCAACCCCCACGCCTCATAATCGACGAACAGTTGCGTCCCGTCGATCCAGCAACGGACAGCACATGACGGGTCGATGCTGAACCCGAAGTCGGCGCCCAATCTATATTCGACATTGGCCGGGCTCTCGAACGCCTCAACACGCCAGTTCTTGAGCACTCTGGCTTCCGAGTTGCGGCGATACTGCCCAAGCCAGATATGGTTATACTTGTCGATGTCGCGGGCGCGGTCCCACTCCATCTTTTCCCTGAGGTCATCGGGAAACCACGGGTTGCGATCGTAATTGACGTTGAGCACGACCGAACGCGGCGGCGGGCCCGGCCACTTCTCAGTATCATTGCCCCGGAACATCGCGTCGACCGGATCTGTCTCAAGATCCGGGTTCCAGCTCCAGATAAGCCGTGAACCCGGTGAACGTAATGTCGGCTCAAGCGTGTCGATGCTGCCCTGGCTAACGGCTTGGGCCTCCTCGACCCAACAGTCAGTCAATCCCTCAAGCGATCGGATACCGTTCGCATTGCCCCTCAACCCCGAGAAGATGAACAAGCTGTCGTTGGGTCCGCGTATCTCATTGTCGATCGAATGGAACACGCTCGTCAGGCCAAGCCGTCTTATCTCGTCGTCGAGCAGACGCTTGACCGAATCTCGGATGCTGTTCTGGAACTCACGCCCGCAGAGGACGCGGTGATGCTCTTCCGCAGCCTGGAGGATCAGCGCCGTACCTATAGACCGAGACTTGGCCGCGCCTCTCCCGCCCCATAATGCGATGTGACGAGCATCCTTGCGCCACAGGCATTGCGACCAGTCAGGAAGCTCTATTTCCGTCTGCATCTGTGTTGCGGAAGCTGACCGTTACGCCGGCAGGAAGTGGATTGTCGGGATCGGAGCCGAGCAGCTGGCGGTCGCCGTAGCGTTTGGGATCCCACTTCGCGAGGAGCTTGAGGCGGGTTTCGACGCGCAGCCTAGAACGCGTGATCCATTCCGTGTTCGGCCTCTCGCTGCCACTTTCTGGATCGCGGATCGTATCGCTGTGTGTGGCATCGGCAATGTTCAGCGCATCAATCGCAATCTGATCGAAACCAGCTTCACGCGCACGCGCGATGTTCGCGGAAAATTGCTCGTCATTCGCCTGCCAATCATACACTGTCCGATAGGCTGGCATCCGATCATCACGGCATATAGCAGCAAGCGGTTCGCCTTTACTCAAGCGCTCGCATATCTCGTCTGCGATCTCTTGAGTGAATGTCGATGGGCGGCCCAAGCTACGCAGCCTCCGTAAGAGCGATCAGCAGATCGGATTTGCTCACGCCGGCCAGTTTCTCGATGAGCAACGAGAAAGCGGCATTGACGGTCTGTCCATCAGCATCCGCTGCAAATTCGACGCCGTGACTTTCGTTATCGCAACAGATGACCGTCACGATGATTTTCCCATCGACCTTCTCGGTCACGATGTTATCGCGCCGCGCCATCATGCAGCCCTTCCAGTATCAACCACGAACCCAGCGGCTCTGAGCGCATTCAATAGCCGGGCAGAGCCTTCGCGTGCGTCTTTCTGACGCTTGGCGTCACACAGGGCGGCTGGCTCGTCACGATCCTGCGGTTCACGTTCACGGTAATAGCGATCCTTCACGCTGTCTCGCGAGCGGTATGGGATCAGCGTGTGAGTCTGGTCTAGATCGTATCCCATTGCGATGGCGCTGCGGACGACCTGGATTTCCTGCGCTGTCCATCTCGCGACGGCTCTCGCGCGCATCGGCGAGATGAAATGAGCGGTCGCCGTGCCATGAGTTTTCGTAACCCTCCCCATTTGCATTACTCAGCCTCCCCGAACCAGACCAGCAGCGATGAGCGCAACCGCAACGTAAATTCCTCCGGCAGTCACACCGAAAGTGAAGTTGATGATGCCCCAGGCGTAGTTCACGCCGAGCGAACGAAACCACGCCATTACCTTCCTCCGGTGGGTGCAGATTCGACCAGCATGTCGCCGCGATATTCGAGGAAGCCGGAGTTGATCCCCAGCTGCCGGATATGGCTTGGCATGGTGTCGAGCTCGTGGCGCGTCAGCGGTTTCGGATATGGCTCGACATGCAAACCGGCTTCGATCCTCGCTTGCCGCTCCCATTCGTAAGCATCGCTGAGCTTGCGCTTCTCGCCCTTTGCCGCTGCTCGCATTTCGTCCGATCGATTGCGGATCGCCATCTCGGCCGCATAAGGGCTTTGTGGCTTGGTCGATTGGTTGGCTCGCTGGCGTTTCTGGTCCACCAGCTTGGCGATCTCCGGCACGATTTGATTGTGGCGCGATACGGAGCGTTTCAGTTCGGCTGAGACGGCTTTGACCTCCTCAGCCCTGATGCCGTCGAGCGCATCAACTGCCGCGCGCAGCCAAAGCTCTTGTTGCTCCTCGCTCATCGACGTTGGCGCTACCAAGGCCAACATCTTCGCCAGTTCCACCGTCAGTCCCGCCGTTGACGAGTAGACGATGGACAACGCTGGTGAGGGAGGCTTGCTTTGGTCGTTCATTTCTACCGATTCCCCATTTGCGGGTGTTCAGAACCCAAGTGGACCAAGCGTCTTGCGGATCGTGGAAGGTGTTTCGCTTCGAGCGATGGTGAGCCATGAATTGCTCGACCTGTGCGGGCAGTTCGCCGGGCGGCCAGCTATCGACCACCTTGCGGCTCTCGGTGCCAATGGCGAACTCTGAAGGCTGCCAATCATCAGGAATCTGACAACGGCGCTTTTTTGACGAAGCTTTAGCTTCGGTTTTTTCTAACTCTGTATCTAGTTCTGTCTCTGTCTCTGGTGAGTTACGGTGACGTTCCTGTAACGTTACTTCGCCGTTTCCCTCTCCGTTGAGACAATTATCTCCACTTCTTTCAGCCCGTTTCCGCTCACGATACGCAGCAACGCGGTCCTTGGAGCGGTCAGATTGAAACTGACGGTTGCCCCACTTGACCACATGAGAGTCAGCCACGCGACCGGCATCGGCAAGCGAATGGAGAACAGCGTCAACGTCAGCTTCATCCGCTCTAAGAAAGTAAGCGATCTCGGCTGCGTCCAAGTCATAACGTCCGTCATCATCAACCTCTGCTGCGCTTTCGAGTATCGCGCCCCAAATCCAGCAGACCCGTTCGATCGTTTGCTTGGAGCGAATTGCAACGCGGACGAGCTTGTCGTCGCGCATCATTCCAGCGTAGGCGCGATACCAGCGGCTCACTTCGTCAGCGCCTTCCGCAGAGCTTGGACGTCAGCGCGGTACAGAGGATCGGCTTGCATCCTCTTCTCGACGGCCTTTATGGCGTGGATGACGGTAGTGTGGTCGCGGTGGCCGAATGCCTCACCGATGCAGGGCAATGACCTTTTCGTCAGTTGGCGGGTGAGGTACATGGCGATCTGGCGCGGCCAGGCGATGTCGCGTCGGCGCTCGGGTGACACCATGTGCCTCGGATGCAGCCCGTAGGAGACTGCGACGAGTTCCTGGATCTGCGTTGTGGGGCGATGCGAGACGCGCGTGCGCGACGGCAGTTCGATGGGTTCCATCATGGGTTGCGGCGCTCCTGCCAAGTTTCAAATGGGCGCCACTCGGCACAGGTGCGCGCATGACCAAAGGGGAAGGTTCCCGAGGCGGCTTGAGGCGGACAAAGCTTGGCTCTAGCCTTCATTCCTTGGAGGCGAGCTGTTGCTAGATCCGACGCGACTTGAGCTGTTCGGATGCGATTGAGGCGCTGTTGATCCCAATCGTATGCGCGGCCGGTTGCTTGCTTCACCATCAGAAGGTCTCCACCTTCCAACCGCCGCCACGTTTCTTCGCTTCGGCCTGGACAGCCTTGAACCGGAAGGGATATTGCTCGGCAGCGATCTTGATCTTTGCCCGAGCGTCATCGCGCCAGAAGCCCTTAACTTCGTGGCATTCCATCACGCCGTCATGGGCCATCACCGCGAAATCAGGCGTGTAGAACGTGTTGTCGGCGAGCCGGAGCTTGATGCCTTCAAAGCGATACCATAGGATGTCGCCGAGGCTGAGAGCGTCCCGCAGATCGCTTTCGTAAGCCGCCTCCGTCTTGTTCATGGTGCCGGCCTTCAGCCGGCCGAGCGCGAACAAACCCCTCTGGCGGTTGTTAGCCTGGGCGATCACGCCAGCCTCCGATCAGGTGGAAGCCCCAGCTCGTCACGGATCTGCCGCGCTACGTCTTTGACCGACTGACGGCGTTTTGCGTGACCGTGCAACGCCAGCTCACGAGCGCTTGCGATTGTGCGGTTACAGACTCGCTTGTGGCGGAATTTGAATAGGAGGGAGCGAAGGGTCATGCTGCCTCGGCCTTCTGGCGCTGCATCGTGAGCTCTAGGTCCAGCGGCCGTTGCTTGGCGCGCAGCGCGCGTTCGGCGGCACTTTCGCTCAGACGGTCC